AACTTCTGAATCTTCTTCACCCATTGACGAGGAATCATCGTCCGATCCCCAAAAGTAATACCATCATCATCTTTATCGTAAGAGGCAAACAGCTTTATGGATTTATTATCTTTAGAATATAACCAACCTTCATTAACAGGTCTTGCTAGTCTCATCTTATCAAACTCTTTATCAGTAGCCCAGCCAGAGTCACTGACACAATCAATCCACTCCACTCTGACTCTCGGATAAGGTATCTCGGGAGCTCCATCAGTTGCAATTCTTTTTCTTCTTTTCCTAGGCATACCCCCTTATATCAGTTTTGTATAAGGGATCTAGAAAGTTTTAAACTACTGAGACAAAAACAAAACGTTTCGCGGAAGGCCTTTCTGTAAAGTGACATTATTTTTTGTCTACCTAATCAAAAAGTGTCACTAAAAATGTCTACCTAAAAGCCTTATTTTATGCCAATAATACACTAAAACGACAAAAAGACACTTTTTACTACCTGCTTTTTTTCTAAAAATTTTTTAAACTTTTTAGATCCCTTATAGTAAATCTTTTGCCTTATTTTCACCATAGTGTCGCCTCAATGCTGCCAATCTATCCTCCGCACTTGAAATCTTTTGTAACATTTTGTCGACCTCACCCAAGATATCCGTATGTTCGGGTATAATTAAGTTGTGATCATTGATACAATCTATTCTGTATAATGCATCTTCTATCTCTGCATCATATCTTTTCATCAAAGCTTTAAACATTTTATCATTCATTTGTTATTACGCTCCATTGTAGAAGTCCTCCTCTTTTATTTTTACATTTGCTTTTTCTTTCTCATCGTGCACTAGGTCATAATACATGTCCAGTCTTTTGAGAAACCTATGTTTCCATTGCCTTAATTCAGCCCCATTTACAACAAATTCTTGATAATATAGGTCAGGGGTACATACCATTATCACACCCTGTTCTATCTTAGATTCGTGCACATAATCATGGGCCATGGCATATGCTGCAATCTGCATATAATAATCTTCAATCCACTCTTCTCGTTTTGGTCTGTTTGCTTGTTTAAAATCTACGATAGATTCTTTGCCATTGTGTAGACAAACTAAATCAGTAGACCCAGCATAAAGGCCAGGGTAATATAGTGTAACTTCCGAGCCATAATATTCTTCCACCGGTGCAAGACCCACTTCAATAACTTTTTTGGCCATGGACTTCGCCTTCTGTCCGAGTTCTGTAAGATCATCGTACCCAGTTCCTGTAATATAATGCTCCAGGAATTTGTGCATAGCTGTCCCCCGATTACTAGACAAGTTTTTGATTCTGTCTGCTTCTGCTTCTCCAACTTTAGCCTTCCATTCTTTTAAAAATTTTTGATCCTTGGTCCGTGCTAATATAGTAGTGACACTAGGAAGTCTAGTACCATTTACATCATAGAGCCGTGTTCCGTGGTCCTCGTGCCGTGTAGCACTAATATAGGTATATTTCTCACTAAATTTGATAGCTTTACCAATGTTATGGTATTCTTTTATATCTTCATCAGTCATCATAGATCTTTAATAAAATAGTAAACTAAACCCGCGCCAATGATCAGACACACTATACTATAACCAAACATACCTAATCCGAACGCAGCACTCATAGTTTCTTTTTTAACTCCTCTAAGTATTCAGAGTTCTCTCTATCTCTAATTAATTTATCATGTTGTATTTGTTGTTCATTTTTTATTATCGCAGCCTGTTTACGCCAAGCCCATGCATTGATCGCACCGGACCAACCCATAATCCATAGATATATTTTTAACATCATTTTAAACCGTGCTCCTATCATATACATTTTCTATTCTTAATTTTTTCTCGTCTTCTTCAACAAGGTTAGTTGCTAATTCTTTCAATTTAGGATTAGCATGATCCCAGAGATAAACAGCATTGCGTAGTGATATACCAGAGGCAGAGGTCCAGCCCTGACCATTTAAATTAAAATAAGGATCACCATCGTGAATAACGTCATTAAAATTATCTATCACAGAACCTTTTTTAGTTTTAATTTGAGTGTCGGCCCCTTGAAACATTAGATCTAAAAGTTTACTAATATGTTTATTATAAACGTTATAGGTATTCATAATCTGATTATTACCAAACTCTCCTCTACCCGTCTTCCATCTATTATCTAAAGCATTATTTACAATATCACCATAACTACTGTTTGTGACAATTTTTAAAAAATCCTCGTATGTATACCTATCTATTCTCTCTCGTTTTTTCTCGGTTTCTTTTTCAATAAATTTTTTTCGCTTATCATCATGTTCATATCGTGTTCGATTAAAATATTCATCCCATAAAATTTTATGTAAAGAATCTTTCCAATCCTTAATTGACTTTTCTACTGGCTGTAGTTTTAAATGAAAAAGTATACCTTTTATCATGTCAAAATTAAACCACTCCCCTCTAGTATT